GCTGTAGATTACGATAATGCTACTACTGTAACTAATGGTAATGGTTATGCTATTAATGGTGTTACTGAGGGCTTTGCTTTTCCCTCTACTGTAAATGTAGCTACTACTAGTGATTTTATGGTATATGTAGGTGGTGTTTTTCAAGCACCTAGTGGTTACACATATCCTTCTGTTACCTTAGCTTATCAAGGTATAGATATAGGTGATAATAACGCTGTTAATTTATTAACTAACTTTGCTGGTAATTTAACTGACTCTAGCCCTAGAACTAAAACTGTTGCTATAAGTAGTGGCTCTGCATCTTTTAACCAAAGTAATGTAGTACTAGACGGTTCTAAATATATAAGCACTGCTTCTAGTAATGACTTTAATGTAGGTGAAGAAAAATCTTTTACATATGATACTATTATAACTCCTGATGCAGGCACTAGTATGAGTGCTAATCAAACTCTATTATCTCGTTTTCAAGATGCTTCTAACTATTATGCTCTACGTACTGTAGGATCAAATGCTAATGTAGGTTTTATAATAAATAAAGGAGGTAGTATAACGGAAATATATGGTGGTAACTGTAATGGAGCTACTAGTTATCAAGTAGCTGTATCTTATGATAAAACTACTGATAATTTACGACTCTACGTAGCTAATCTACTAGTTAAATCAGTATCATATAATCCTTCTGTAACTACTTTTTCTGCCGCACCCCTAGTTATTGGTGCTAATTCGGCTGTAGCTGGAGGATCTGTTTCTAGTCGAGAACGCTATAAAGGTAAAATTGACTATATAAGAATGGGAGATGGCGCAAGATATAGAGGAGCAATTCATAATGTTCTTACTACTACTGCTACTGTGATTGGTGGGTCTCCTTTAGGTGCTATTGATAGTGAGGATACTTTATCTATACGAGTATTTGACTCAGATGTTTCTGTAGCTGATAGGTTTAATTCTATGGCAGATAGAAAACCTGATGGAGGTTTTACGACTACTAAAAAGTTTGCTACTTCTACATTTACTTCAGAAGCAGGATATGAAAAAAGACGATTAAAATCAAGAAGACCTCTTCGCTCTTATGACTTAAAATATACTAATATTTCAGGAGTAGAAAGAACTGCTATTGAAAATTTTTATAATGCTAGAAGCGGAGATTTTGAATCTTTTAGTTTTGACTTGTCACATCTAAACGAAAGTGGTACAATTAGTGCAAGATTTGATGGAGATCTTAGTATAACACAAGTTCTTTCGTCTGGTCTTTCGTTGACTGAAAATATTTATTCGGTTGGCTTTAAATTGAAAGAGACATATGACTAATGACTGCTAGAAACTATGATGTAATTTTAACTGTAGCAGATTCTTCTAATTTTGTTCCTGGTAATGCTATTGTTGGTAGTACTAGTGCTACTGTTGGTTTTATTGCTAATGTTACTCAAGCAACCAAACAAATAAAAGTTAAACTAAATAATGTATTACAAGAATTTCATACTAGTGAGACAATTACTTCTAAGTCTGTTGTTATAAGCGGCACTGCAAACGGTGTATTAAATACTCTTAGTGTCCCTTTTAAATCAAATGTGTTTGCTAGTGAAACAACTACTGCTACTTCTAGTATAGCCTCACAAGCTCCTAGCCCTTTTATAGCAGAAAAAAATGCTTTTATTCAGAATCCTATAGTAAGACTATATGAAATATACTATCCAGGAGAGTGGTTTCCTCCTACTCCTGAAGGATTACCTACTGGTGATGGAGAAGGTAGAGCATGGCCTGTTAATTTTCCTTTAAAATTTGCAGATGTAGCAGGTGATTTAATATCTGATCTAAACTATAATGTAACTTATGATGGAGATTCCTATATACCTTTTCCTGTAGATATTTCTAGTCTTAGCCAAGGTACTGATGGTAAAATTAATGAACTTACATTAACTGTTTTTAATGTAGATAATCTTATTTCTGCTTTAGTAGAAGACCCTTTTATTGTAGGTAATAATATAACATGGTCATGCGTAGCTAATGTTAATGGCATACCTTGTAATGGTATTGATCCTAGAACTATTAACTTTACTCCTGCAGAGGTAGGAAATGTAGGAGAGATAGCTTTTGATACTCTAACTAGAGCAAGAGCTAATAGTTTTGTTTATGATAGCTCTATTGTAGGATATTATGGACAATCTAATTCCTCTTGGAATTATGAACAAACTGTTATTCAAACAGGTAGTAAAAAGGGTGAATGGAGAGAGCTTAAAACTGACTCTAGAGATTTGCAAGGTGCTGTAGTAAATATTAAAACTACTTTTGCTAATTTCTTAGATGTTTGGCCGGAGCATAGTGCTGCTAAATATATTACTGGTAATGTTATTGAAGTATATAATGCTATGCCTTATAGAGTAGGAGATAGTGTAAAATCTATAAAAGGTTCTACTTCTGGTACTATTCAAACTATAGAAGAAAATAGATTTTTATTCTTAACTAATGCACTAGAAGCGAATACTGCTGTGGGTGATCCTATTTTTGTAATTAACGCTGATGTAGATACTGAGTCATACATTGAAGATAGATTTAAGATAGATCAATTAGAATCTTTAGGAGATGATACTGCAAGATTTGGACTAGTAACATGGTTACAGTATTTTAAACAAGTAACTCCTAGACGTAAGTATTATAAAAATACTTGTCAATGGCAATATAAAGGTGAAGAGTGTCAGTATCCTGGTCCTGCAGGTGGTACTATACCTGGCACCTCTCTTTCTGCTAATAATAATCCTATAGGAGTAGATAATACAACAGCTTCAGGTCCAGAAGGTGATATATGTGGAAAAAACATATTAGCCTGTACTCTTAGAAACAATTCTATACATTTTGGAGGTTTTCCTGCAACAGGACGAACAATACCCAAACAATAATATAAAAGCTTGTATACTTCCTTGGATACACTTGTTTGGAAGTTTAAGTGGTAATTTTTATATATGTTGTCATGCAGAATATACTCCTAAGCCTAAAATTATGGGAACGTATAAACAATCTTTAGGCGATATTTGGAATAGTCCAGATTATAAACAAGCACGTCTAGCTCTTTTAAACAATAAAATACCAACTGAGTGTATTGATGCTTGTTATAGAAAAGAGACACAAGGTAGTAATAGTAATAGACTTACTGTTAATAGACGATTTAATCATTATGCATACTTACAAGATGAAACTAATAGCGATGGTAGTTTAGATACAACTCCTCAATATTTAGATATTAGATTCGGTAATCTATGTAATTTTAAATGCAGAATGTGTGGTCCTGGTGCCTCTACTAGTTGGTATGCAGATACTAAAGATCCTAAATGGAAGAAGACAATTGACTATTACACTGATAATGAAGATTTCTGGCTTGATGTCCCTCAATATATACCTAACTTAGAAGAAATATATTTTGCAGGAGGCGAACCTTTTATACAAGAAGGTCATTATAAAATGCTTATGTTGATGATAGAATCAGGTTATGCTAAGAATATTCATGTCAGCTACAATACAAATCTAAGTTACTCAAAATTTAAAAAATATGATCTTAGCGAACTATGGTCTAATTTTAAAAAAGTGTCCATATGGCCTAGTATTGAAGGATATGGAAAGCGAGTAGAGTATTCTAGGAAAGGATTATCCTGGTCTAAATTCGAAAAACATGCTATTATGTTTAGAGAACATATACAAACAGTTAGTTGTGTTATAAATATATATAGTATAACTTCTATGCCTGATCTCATAATATGGTGTAAACGTAATGGTTTTGACTTTTATGGATCGACACAGCTAGAACCTCCCTTTCAAAGAGTTACTTGTTTACCTAAAGAATCTAAACAACAAGTTTTATCTATATATAAAAAATTTATTAAAGAATATAGAACAATTTTAACATTACATGATTTAGAACAAATAAAAAATTGGTTGAGTTATATGACTAGTATAGATGAGAGTAGTTATTTACTTGAATTTAAAGAACAAACTGAAAGATTAGACAAATTACGTAATGAATCTTTTACTGAAACCTTTCCGGAGTTTGCTTCATGGTACGAAACTATATAAGTCTACGACATTCATACGATAGTGTAAATTGTATAACACTAATTAAAAGTTTTTATCACAACGAATTAAATTTAGAATTTTCTTTGCCAGATTACCCCTTATCTAAGCATTGGATTAAAGAATTTACTACAACTAGTATAGATAATTGGGCAGCTCAATGTGCTAAAAAAGTAAGTTTGACAAACGCTAAAGATTATGATGTAATAGCATTTAAGTCAGAAAAAACAAATTTAGTAATACATTTTGGAATGTATTTAATGCCATCCAAAATGCTGCACATCGAAGAAGGGGGAATTTCGCGTGTAGAGACTCTATCAGACTATTGGGTAGAGAATATACATTCGATTTATAGACATGACAACTTGGTATAATAAATACAAAGATTTTCCATACTTACATTTAGGTAATAATGCTGAGACAGGGATTGATTGTTTTAATCTCTGTAAATTAGTGTATCTAAATGAATTAAAGATAGACATACCGTATACTAGTGATCACTTTTGTAAAATTATTGATGAAGATTGGTATAGTAAGACTCATACACGGTATTTTGAAGAAGGCGGAGCTAATACTGCAACTTATGGTTGGAGAAAGATTAGAGGAGAACCTAAACTTTATGATCTTATAACTATGAGTTTAGGAGCTACTAATGTAACGAATCATTGTGCTCTATATGTTGATAGAAATAGGATACTACAAACAATGATTAAGCATAAAAGCTGGGTAGCTCCCTATGGAAATTATTATAAACAATATACTACGGGGGTGTATAGATGGAAAGATTTATAAAGCTAAAAGAAGATATGAACGCACACTCTATGTTAGATTATCCTAGAGAGTGTGTAGGTATTGTTACTAAAGATTTTACCTACATACCTTGTGCAAATATATCTCCAGCCCCTAAAGATAGTTTTATACTAGATCCAGCAGATTTAGTAAGGCATGACGAAAATATATGGGGTATTTTTCACTCACATCCTGGTGATGAAAATCCCATTCCAAGTAAAGAAGATAAAGTCAGCGCAGCTTTTCAAGAATATAGATTCTTAGTAGGGTTTGATAATAAGTTTTATATATACTGGTTAGACCATAACGTAGACGCACTCATATTTGATGAGTTTAAGGAAGAACATCTTGTTAATTAATCTTAAAGTACACTCAGCATATAATAAATTCTTTGATCAAAAAGTATATTCTTTTGATGCTAATGTAGCTTCAGATGTTTTAGACTATCTTAAAGGTGTACATCCTAAATTTGCTAAATATATGGTAGAAGTAAACTCTGATGAAGCAAATGAGTCATTTTCTTTACTTGATAAAGATTTAAAGCAAATTACTGCTGATATGCTATTAATTAAACATTTTAAAGATGGTGAGACAGTACATTTAGTTCCTACTATTTCAGGTGCAGGTGGTAAAGCTAGTAAGATGTTTGCTGTATTTGCTATTGTAGCATTTGGTATGGCTACCGGTGGTGCTGGTTTTGCAGCACTTGGAGGAATAGGGGGTGCAGCAGGAGGTGCAGGCGCAGGAGCAGCAGCTGGCGGTGGTGGATTTCTTGGTACTATGTTAGGTGGCGGTGGCGGTGCTATGGGTTGGTTAGGAAGAATAGGTTTAAATATTGGTATGTCTATTATTGGTAGAAT